ATTATGATACAAAATATAATCGACCACGTATGCGTTTAATGAATGAAACTATCAAAGTATGCGAAGCATATGTTCAACTTGCACCATTAATAGATGAATTTGATTGTGAGATACATTTAGATATCAACACAGACCCACAGCATGGTAGTAGTTGTGTAGCAAAAGAAGCTGCTGGGTATGTCCTAGGTATGACTGGGCTAGAGCCCAAACTCAAACCACAAGGGTTTGCTGCCAGTTACGGCGCAGATGGAGTTGCCCACGGGCGTAGTCAGAGATTTATAACAACATGAACGAATCACCAAAACTAATATTACTATCAGACATAATAGAACAAAAAGTTCGCAAAGAACGTGAGCTAGACTTTTATCAGAAAGAACTAGAAAAACTACAAGAGAAAATGTATTGGCTCAGACGTGAGATTGGGTTAAACGAAACTATCATTGACATCATTAAAAATGACAATGTAATAGACTTTAAAGAAAATATGGAAAAGAGACTCATTGATGATAAATAAATCGATGACATAAAGTACGCTCAATTTTTTTTGAGCAAATTTTTTTTAGGTTGAAAAAAGGAAAAACAATGACACAACTAATAAACCCACAAAAATTCACAGACACAGTTGGCCTTTTAAGGTCATTTTTTTTGGACAAAGGATTCTTAGAAGTCCATACCCAAAACAGACTAAGCATACTTGCCGCATGTGAAGATCCATTCAATGTAGCAACATACAATTACGCAGGCGAAACATGGCCGCTACCACAGACAGGACAAATGTGGTTAGAACATGAACTATTAAGCAAGCCAGAATCAAAAGGATTCTTTTGTGTAAGTACCAGCTATAGACAAGAACCAAATGCTATACCAGGCAGACACGATATTATCTTCCCTATGTTTGAGTTTGAGATGCCAGGTAGTGTAGATGATCTTAAAGCAATGGAATATGAACTGTGTGACTATTTGGGATTTGACCCACTAACAGAAAAAACATACAGAGAATGGCAACAACATTGGGGTGTAAGTGCAGATACTGAAATGGACGACAGTCACGAAAAAGGCATGGAAATGAATTTTGGTAGTTGTTTAATCACAGACTTCCCAGAACTAACATCGCCTTTCTGGAACATGGCACGTAACGATGATGGCGAAACTGCAAAGAAAATGGATGTCATCTTAGGTGGTATGGAAACTATCGGATCGGCAGAACGTAGTTGTGATGTTGATATGATGCGTGATACATTCCACAGTATTGTAGACGGAGAGTATGCACAGTTACTATACAAACTGTTTGGTAAAGAACGTGTAGAAGCAGAACTAGAAGAGTTCCTCAAGTTTGACTTCTTCCAACGTGTTGGTGGCGGCATTGGCATGACAAGAATGATTGCGGCGCTGGACAAACAAGGAAAGTTTGCCCTAGCTGCATAACAGTTAATCCGGGGTGGTGAAATTGGTAGACACGCACGACTGTTTATCGTGTGGTAAGTAACTCGCAAAGTATTTACCGTGGAGGTTCGAATCCTCCCCCCGGAGCCAACTAATAAATATTTTTATGCAAGAATTTAAATCTAGTATTGAAAATTGGATCAACGACTTTTTAAGTAAACCATCAGCTACATTTAACAATTTACCGCCATGTCCTTTTGCAAAGAAGGCTTGGCAGGATAATGCTGTACACACACATTGGCTTAACGATACATTTGAGATCAAGTTAATTATCACAGCTGAACTAGAAAACTATACATATCATTGGCCCAAAGGCAAAGAAGTAGTAATACTAGGATTTGATCCCAATCGTATTTCACCACAAGAACTCAGCATCATAATCGACAACACATACAAATTATTAGATGACCGTGGATATATTGCACTAGAAGATCATCCCGATGAAGTAGAACAAGTACAGGATGTTGTACTCAATCAAGGCACTTACGGACTTGTACTAATACAACCCAAAGACAAACTAGACCTAGCCAGAGCTATGTTAGAAAAACAAAACTATTACAAAAATTGGACACCAAAATACAAACAAGAGGTTCAAACTCGTGAGTGATTTTTATGCAAGATATAAGTTATCAGACACAAATTATCGTGTAAGCAAAAATGCTCAGCTGCTGAACAATCCTCCTTGTAAACTATTACAACAAATATACGACACATACTGCAAATACAAAAAGTTTGAAAGTGTTATGCCGTTGTTTGATGAAGACTTGTGTGCGCCACGCAGTGACATAATAGGATATTTTGATAACAGTAAACTAGTAGCGTTTAGTCATTACCATCGTTTCAATGATAAAAATGTCGAAGCAATACAATTTGCATGGGACTATGCAACTCCAAAACTACATTTAGGACTTAAAAGTTTACGCCATGAATGTGCTTATTACAAAGCTCAGGGTGTAGAATACATATACGTAGGACAAGCAGACGAATACAAAAAGAAAATTAATGGCTTTGAAATATGTGGATCTAGGTTTTAACCGGTTGACAAGTATAAATAAACATAGTATATTATAGTTAATAACAACAAAGGAACTTTAAATGTTACACACAGTCGGAACAGACAATTATGGTTGGTGCTCTAAGGAGGGCATGTTCTAGTGTGACGTAAAAGTTATTTTAGACATGGCCCTCTGTAGAAATACAGGGGGCTTTTTTGTCGGTGAAGTGTTATGGTAGCACGGCGGTCTCCAAAACCGCAAGCGGGGGTTCGACTCCCTCCACCGATGCCAAGCGGGTATGCACAAGGTGTGTCGCCAGCCTTCCAAGCTGTGTAGTAGGGGTTCGATTCCCCTTACCCGCTCCAAAAACTCTTGACATTGTTAATGAATACTGCTAGTATATACACAATAGAAATTGAGGACAATACATTGACATATATCTTAGTAGACACAGCAAACATGTTTTTTCGTGCAAGACACGTAGTACGTGGAGACAGCATTGAAACAAAGATAGGCATGGCTTATCATATTATGTTTGCAAGTATTCTCAAAGCATACAGAGACTTTAATGGTAGTCATGTTGTGTTTTGTTTAGAAGGTCGCAGTTGGCGCAAGGACTTTTACGAGCCTTACAAAGCAAATCGCAAAGCAGCTCGTGATGCACTTACACCTAAGGAAGCAGAAGAAGATCAAGCATATTGGAATGCTTTTGATGAGCTTAAAACATTCTTAGACAAGAAGACTAACTGTACAGTACTACAACATAAGCAGTGTGAAGCAGATGACTTTATTGCACGTTGGATACAGAATCATCCTGATGATGAACATGTTATTGTTAGCAGTGACAGCGACTTTTATCAGTTACTTACAGATAAAGTTACACAATACAATGGCATTACTAATCAACACATTAGACTAGATGGTATTGTAAACGACAAAGGCAAGCCTGTAATTGACAACAAAACTAAAGAACAAAAACAAATTGGTGACCCTGCTTGGTTGTTGTTTGAGAAGTGTATGCGAGGCGATAGCAGTGACAATGTGTTCAGTGCATTTCCTGGTGTACGCAAAAAGGGTACTAAAAACAAAGTCGGACTACTGGAAGCATTTGATGACAGAGACAACAAAGGCTTCAATTGGAATAACATGATGCTACAGCGTTGGACAGATCACAACGGAGAAGAGCATCGTGTGTTGGATGATTATCAGCGTAATGTTACGCTTATCGACCTAACTGCACAACCACAAGATATTAAACAAGCATTAGACGAAGCTATTACAACACAGGTACAAAAAGTTCCTGCGAGTATGGTAGGCGTACACTTTATGCGCTTTTGTGGTTTACATGATCTACAACGACTCAGTGATAATGCTGAAGCACACAGTGACTATTTGAATAGCGCATATTAGTAATGGGTAAATACTTACAAGCTAGAGAAGTTGTAGAAAACAGTTTCTGGATAGTAGAGAGCAAGGGAACAAAAGTTGGCACTCTACGTAATAAGCCAGAGGGTTATGTTTTTTATGAGAACACAAGCCGCACAGAAACTGTTTTGGATAATCTAGATAGATTTTGTTTTGAAAAACAAAAAATTAAAAAGACTGTAAACGCATCTACAAATGGCTATCCCACTAACGTTGATACTGTGTACAACGAACAGCTACAAGATACAGTGCCGGTATACACTAAAACCGCCACAAGTCAACAACATTTTGCGGCTGGATACTGGGGGATATTATTTCCACACGGATGGAGGCCAAGTTTCTGTCCTAGACTAAAAACATTGCAGGACTATCCGTATATAGGACCTTATACCAACGAAGCGGACATGTACCTTGCAATGAAGCGAAGGGTACAAGAAGATGAAAAAGCTATTAAGTTTACTACTGCTAGTGCCAGTGATAGCACAAGCACAACAGGCTAATCCTGATGACCAAAAAATGTTTATAGCTAGACAGTTTTGCGGACCATTTATAGATGTTTTAAAAACTCCAGAGAAATGGAAAGAAGGCATGTTGTTTACAGG